CACCTCATCGACAATAGGTGGAACGGTTGGGGTGTTAGGCACCGGCGTCACAGCCACTGCTGCCGTCTGGGTCGTTCGCACTGATGCCGCTGCGGGGACGGTAGGTCGCCCTTTCGTATACGCAGCTTTACCAGCACATTTACCTTTTGACTCAGCAGCAACGACTGCTTGCGACTTACCAGCGTTCTGGCTCACGGCGGTAGGGTGGCTCAAACCCTTGCCACCGGTCTTACCAGCCTTCCCCTTCCCTGCACTCTTCCCTTGATGAGGGGATCCGTACCCATTCACCGGGCTACTTACCGGGGGTTGCCTGATTTCCCCCGGCTCGCGGCTCGTGAGAGCACCCACAGACCTCTTGCACGCATTCTTGTGCTGGGAGCAATTCTCGTTAGTACATGCACCGGCGCGAGGCTTATGTTGGAACCTCTTGTCGTGCTTGTGAGAATGGGTATACTCCGTTGCACACACGGGACAAACGTGTGAATGCGTGTAGTCTTCAGCCTGGGATGGCCCTATGACGTTCGCTTCAGCTGCGACCGCTTTGACTTCGTATGCCGGGTGCAAGTCTGCACTAGAACCCGGTGCTCCGTCGCCATTGTGCATAGTCACATGTCCAGGACTATTGTTTGGGGAGGAAGTGGTTAGCTGCAGTGGTGCAGTGTCACCAAAAACGCCCGGAATAAAGATCCCGTCGCGAATAACCTCCTTAATGCAGTGCGCAATGAGTTTGGGTGCATGCTCTTCCTGAATGACAGCCGCTGTGCGGAACTTGAGGTCAGTCAATCGGTCAGCAGTGATCACAGACGATGGTACCGTTCTCGCGTAGTCTACACAGTACTGCTTGCACTGCATCTTGCCACACGTGTGTTCCCTGACCAATTTCAACTCAGAAGGGTCAACATACAATGCGCCCTGTTCCTCAAGCTCGCGTACGGCGGCTTGTTCAAACGACTCGCCTTTCTCCAACTTGCCAGCTGGGACGGTAAGCATGCCAACTCGTGGTTTGCCGTGCGGTTCATATCCACAGAGTACAGTTGACCCCTGATAGACTATCACCGACGCTGCTTGCACGATGGCTTCGGCAGCACCATCAGACACGCTCTCCTCGTGTCCTCCGGGCCGCGTCCCGACACACATATCGGGGGAGACGCCCTCTCCCTTTACAAGCTGACGCTTGAGTTGATCTACGAGCTCTCGCTTAAACCCGAGATCAACGGCGACGTCTGGACCAATTGGATTGGTGGCTAACAAGACGTCGGGATGTGCGCACAAGTCATCGGTTAACTCTAATGTGGACCACGCGTAGTCCGAGTCGTACCATTGAAGCTTGAGCGCATGAATCTGCTTGGCGGACAACTGTGCCATAGTACAGAAGTGGGTGGCCTTGATCATGACCCACGCACTGACATCACAGGTGGCGTTCTGCCGTACTTGTTCTAGGCACTCGGAAAGTCTCATATCGCCGTCGAGTTTGCCAAGGCGGTGAAAATCCTCGTCATAAATCGTGCCAACATCGCCAGCCTTAGCATAGCAATATTCGAACATGGCACGATTGAGATGGCGAGAAACCATACTATGCTTGAGAGCGAATGAACGCTGCCACAAGTCGGTGGCAATCTCAGCATACTCCGTGGCATTTGGTACGTAAGTATGACGTCCCTCGGCGAAGTGCTTGCCTGGGAGGACTCGAATCTTGTGTGCAATCAAACGTGTGATATTGCGTCGCACATTTGGCACAAAGAATTGTCGGTCGTCGGCAGTGATGCACATCAGCGAGAGGCACTCAACATCAGTTCCTTCGTCCCATGCACCGCATGGTTCTACCAGCTTGTAGTAGGCTTCATAGGCTCGGATGAAGTCTTCTTTGCTGGCATACATATCGTGGGGAATGATAAGAGCACAGTCATCTCCGTCACCAATATTGTTGTCGTATCGCGGATCCTCAGGAAAATAGTCCGAGACTGGCGGCATTTCTGTTTGGCCATGCGCACGTTCATCGGTTAGTATCTTGTGCGCCTCGTCGGGGCAGTGAAACATCATGTTGATGCGTTCTGTGCCTTCATCCTCTCCGTAAAC